CCAAGAATTACGTCGAATACATGAACAAACATTACGGTTACACAATGCACGCAATGCGCACTGATAACGCACGGGCAACTTTTTCACGGAATGCGCATATTAGAGAGAACGTGCCAATAATGACGTTCACGCAAGAAACAAAACAGTATATGATTGATCTTGGATACGCAGATTGTCGCACCATACATCAAGCGCAAGGCAGTACATTTGATAATTTACAACTCGTGCTCAAGACAACACAAGACGTCAACTGCCTCATTGAGAGCGAATCCCACATGATTGTAGGTTTGACTAGAGCTCGTTCAGGTTTGTCGATTGTAGCGTCTACGCATAACGGCATCCGCTACTTCGAACCTATATGTGATGAAATAAATGTTATAATGGATCGATCAGGCGTGATAATGCACGACATACATAACTACAATGAACCAGCCGCACTAAAAGCATACGTTGAAGATCAGGAAGTGCCGCGTATGCCCCACATTGATTGGGTGCACGTTGATGACATATTGCAATCGATCGTACCAACGTGCCCAAAAGAGATAGAAGTTCGCGTAAATCAAATACGGCCAATCGCAACTGAGAAGGTGATTAAAATAACAACTGATGTGGTGCAGGCTTCAGAAGAGATTAAAGCACGAAAATTTCCAATACCAAACTATGGTCAGCTACAATTGAGCTCAGATAAAGTTCCGGCGATAAATTCGGTGGTCGACAGATACATGGACGGGCAGACGAGTGTACTGAGAGGTACAAATGGATATAAGAACCTTGTTAATCAGATGGCTGCGCGTGTTGAGAACACTTTTTTTAGGGGTAAGCACATACATATCGACATGGATAGCCTGGCGCTACACGCGTTCGATATGCTTAAAAGAATGCATGATAATAAAACCATCACTAAAGTTGAACTTGACAACGTCAAGTTCCTATTAGTGCACGGTTTCCAAAAGAAACAATCGAAAGTTAAAGTTGAACCACATTATTCGTGCGCAGACAAGACAGGACAACCCGTATCAGCGACAAGCAAAGAAATTAATGTGATGATGGGCCCATGGCATAGAGCTTTTTTGCATGCCATGCAGAAGCAGATTGATCAACGGTTTCAGTTGACAAATGGCATCGATGACCACGTATGGGCTGAACATCTGGCTTTACAGAATGTACCGCGTGTACATTCCGTCGTTGAAACAGATTTGAGCCAACAAGATGCTGGCTATAATGAATTAATGATAGACGTTGAGATTGAGTTGCAAAGACGTGCAGGCATACCTAGAAAACTATTGGATTTTTATCGAGAGTACAGAAGTTCTGGGACCTTAATTTATCCGAACCTATTGAAAGTGAAGTACGCGAACATACAACTGTCAGGGCAAAGCAATACACTCGGAGGTAACACATTGAATAGCATGGTTTGGGTTGCGAATGTATTTAAATTTAAAGACGTTTATGCCGGATATTTCAAAGGTGATGATTGCGTCATATGGGCAGGTAAAATAATAGAAGACGTCAAAATGCATCAAAAACTACAAAACTTATGCCGTCAGCGATTGAAAGTTAAGATCAACCCTAAAGTCGCTTCTTATATCGGGTATTTGATCGAACCCGGTTGGCCTCTTGCATGTGATATTGTCAGAATGGTGATGAAAGTAACTGGAAAGTATTTCCCGGACAGTGAGAAGGGGAAGGAAGATTACGCATCGTACCAGCGAGCAATGCGTGAAATAGTTGGGAGAGCAGATCGAAATGTGAGTGATTTCGATAAGTGTGTCGCGTTAAATGCGGTGAAGTATAAAACGGACGATCAGACGTTAGATGAAAGTAAAGAGAATATGAGATATTTGTTGGAGGTGCTCAGGAACTTAGCTTCCCTGAGCTGGAATGACTTTTGTAATATTGGTTATTCCGGGGTTTTCATAATGCGTGTTAACACTGATGTCCTTTTATATAACTTTGACCGTAAACCTAGCGAACGAATTACGACGATTGAATTTGACAGACGACCAAGCACCATCACTGCTGACGAGTTTAGAACTAGCGACAACGACAATAATGGACCGAGCATCGAGAATAATGATGAATTCATCGTTTCTAACCACACTGAACCAAAGCGAATCGGAACAGTACATGGATCTGATATTGCCTTTCATGATGTATGCGAACGTAGATCACAAACCGCAGTTTGCCTCAATGCTGAAAGCGATGCAAGCAATATTCAACATGAAGAAGTTCAGATGCACGGAAACAGAACGATTGATGGTGGAGAATTTTATGAGACAAGTTTTTGAGATGGACGCCCAACAGCCGCAACAAATTGATGCGAATGCTCAATAAAGTTTACACTTACAACACAAACACGAAAGTTATGTTACATAAACTGTATTATTTCAAATATAATGCAGATACATAATGGCTAAAGAAAATACCATATGGTTTCTACGATTCTTCCATATGTTCTTACATGAATCGAACACAACATTAGTTTATATTTCATTGGATAATTTCCATTTTAAGGTTAGTAAGATT